AAAATTAAAGATGATGGGTATTGAGGCAGTTAAATCCTCAACACCAGCACCTTGTCGTCAGATGATTAAGGATGCTCTAAAGATAATGATGAACGGAACAGAGGATGAAGTAATTGATTTTATTGATAATGCACGTAAGGAGTTCAAGAAACTTCCACCAGAAGATATTTCATTTCCAAGATCAGCATCTAATGTAGAGAAGTATAAGGCATCTTCTACAATATATGCAAAAGGAACTCCTATACATATACGGGGTGCATTATTATACAACCATTATGTCAAAAAACATAAGTTGGATAATAAGTATTCTCTCATCCAGAATGGTGAAAAGATCAAATTTTGTTACCTGAAGAAACCAAATGTTATTCATGAGAATATCATTTCTTTCATTCAGGATTTTCCTCATGAGATTGGTCTTGACAAGTATGTCGATTATGACTTACAATTTGATAAAGCTTTCTTGGAACCACTTAAGATCATCCTAGATGCTATTGGGTGGAATGTAGAAAAAACTGTCAACCTAGAACTCTTTTTTTCCTGAAATGGATTTACCTATCAACGATCAAGATTTAGATACAATAGTTAAAGCACTTGCTTTAGGTGGCGATGCTAGACTATATCATCTATTAAAAGAAGTTAAGGAGGTTAGAGATCTTAATCCCGATGGTCCATACAAGAAAATTTTACGTGAAGAAAGAGGAATGACGATTTAATGGATTTTTTGAAAGATATAGTAAAAGAAATAGGGGATGACTATACCCAACTCGCAGCAGACATCGACGAAACAGAAAGATACATCGACACCGGTTCGTACATCTTTAATGGACTTGTTAGCGGTTCCATTTATGGCGGCGTATCTTCTAATAAGATTACTGCCATTGCTGGTGAGTCTAGTACTGGCAAAACTTTTTTCTCCCTCGCAGTGGTTAAGAACTTCCTTGATTCTAACCCTGATGGTTATTGTCTCTATTTTGATACTGAATCCGCAGTTAATAAAGGATTATTGGAGTCTCGTGGGGTTGACTTAAATCGTACTGTTGTTGTTAATGTAGTTACGATTGAGGAATTCCGTACCAAGGCACTTAAGGCAGTTGATAAATATCTTCAAATGCCCATAGATGAACGCAAACCGTGTATGTTTGTGTTAGACTCCTTGGGAATGCTCTCAACAGAAAAAGAGATCAGAGACGCACTGGATGATAAACAAGTCCGTGATATGACCAAATCACAGTTGGTCAAAGGTGCGTTTAGAATGTTAACACTTAAACTTGCTCAAGCTAATGTCGCGCTCATTGTCACAAATCACACGTATGATGTCATCGGAGCTTATGTTCCAACTAAAGAAATGGGAGGAGGTAGTGGACTCAAGTACGCAGCGAGTACAATCATTTATCTCGGAAAGAAAAAGGAGAAGGATGGAAAGGAAGTCGTCGGAAACATTATCAAAGCTAAGACAGCAAAGTCGCGTTTAAGTAAAGAGAATAAAACTGTTGAGATACGTCTTTACTATGATGAACGTGGTTTAGATAAGTATTATGGTCTCCTAGAATTAGGAGAGATTGGAGAGCTGTGGAAGAATGTTGCAGGACGATATGAGATCCATGGAAAGAAGGTTTATGCTAAAGAAATCTATAAGAATCCAGAGAAGTATTTTACTCCAGAAGTACTTCAAGCATTAGATGAGATTGCTGCTAAGGAGTTTAGTTATGGATCATGAAGAATATAAAAATTCTCAAGAAAGGGATAGATGTAAGTAAGGTAGTTAAACAACTTGAGCAGTATTCTGATGATTGGTATATCCAGAGGAAGGGTACTGATACTTTACTAGAGAGAGGATATGCAGATATAGAAGTTGGAAATCTCCAGCTTATAATGGGAGCAATAACTAAGAAGGAAGATTTTGTAGGAGATTCTGAATTAAGTAGACCCACTAAAGCATATCAAAGACATACAGAGATAATAAAAATTATAAACAAAGAGTTTCCTGAAAGGGATATTCATCGATGTGGATTTCTTTCACTTCCCATTGATGGATATGTTGGTGCTCATATTGATGAAGGTACTTATTATAAAACTAGGGATAGGTATCATCTTTCTATTGCAGGGCAGTATCAATATTTTGTAGGAAATGAAAGTGTTATAGTTGACGCGGGGACACTTTTCTGGTTTAATAATAAGATGCCACATGGTGCTGTGAATCTTGGCGATGAGACCAGGATAACCTTTGTATTTGATATGCCACATGGACAAGGTTGAATTTCTAATACTAAGAAATCTTATTCATAATGAGGAGTATATCCGTAAGGTTATTCCTTTTATTAAGAGTGAGTATTTTGAGAATTATAATGAGAAGGTTGTTTTTGAGGAAATAGCAAAGTTTGTTGGTGAATATAATAAACCTGCTACAAAAGAAGTTCTTTGTATTGAGACAGAGAAACGTCAAGATATAAATGATACTTCATTTAAGGAAGTTACTCAATTAATTAGTAACTTAGAAGAAGAACATACTGAGTTTGATTGGTTAGTAAATACCACAGAGAAATGGTGTAGGGATCGTGCTATATACTTAGCATTGATGGAGTCGATTCAACTTGCGGATGGGAAGAGTGATGAAACTAAAGGAAGGGATGCAATTCCCACTATCTTATCAGATGCTCTTGCTGTATCTTTTGATACGCACATTGGACATGATTACTTAATTGATTACGAAGAACGTTATGAGTCGTACCACAGGAAGGAAGACAAGATTGAGTTTGATCTCGAATTCTTTAATAAAATTACGAAAGGTGGTCTACCGAATAAGACTCTCAACATTGCTCTCGCTGGCACAGGTGTTGGAAAATCTTTATTCATGTGTCATGTGGCAAGCGCAGCTTTGCTCCAGGGAAAGAACGTCCTCTACATCACTCTCGAAATGGCAGAGGAAAAGATTGCGGAAAGGATCGATGCTAATCTACTTAATATCCCAATACAAGATATAACAGATCTTCCTAAATCAATGTATGAGACTAAGGTGACTAATCTTGCCAAGAAGACTCAGGGTACATTAATTATTAAGGAATACCCTACAGCAGCAGCACATAGTGGACATTTTAAATCATTACTTAACGAACTTGCACTTAAGAAGTCTTTCAGACCTGACATCATCTTCATTGATTACCTTAACATATGTGCTTCTAGTCGATATCGTAACAATAGCTCCGTTAATTCGTATTCGTACATTAAGGCTATTGCAGAGGAACTTAGAGGTTTGGCTGTGGAGGCAAATTTACCGATTGTATCTGCTACTCAGACTACTCGTTCCGGCTACGGTAGTTCTGATGTGGATCTCACCGACACCTCTGAATCTTTCGGTCTTCCTGCCACTGCTGATCTTATGTTCGCTCTTATATCAACCGAAGACCTTGAAGGATTAAATCAGATAATGGTAAAACAATTGAAGAATAGATATAATGATCCTACTATCTCTAAGAGATTTGTTGTAGGAATTGATAGAGCAAAGATGAGACTTTATGATTGTGAGCAAAGTGCTCAAGAAGATATTGTTGACAGTGGGCAAGAAGAAGAGTATACTTTTAAGGAGAAACCTAAGAAAAACTTTAAGGATTTTAAATTCAATGACGGTTGATACTGAAAGATATCTTGACTTTGTTGATGGAGTCACTAGTGATCCTAGTAAGGATTTTGCACAACTTCTTGCTCGCATGACTGCTTTAGAGACAACAGATGATGCAGATATTCCTCATCTTCTCACAGCAGCTCTTGGATTAACTGCAGAAGCAGGAGAGTTTACGGAGGTAGTAAAGAAGATTATTCTTCAGGGCAAACCATATAATGAAGAAAATGTCTTTCATATGAAGAGAGAACTAGGTGACATTTGTTGGTATATTGCTCAGGCATGTATGGCACTTGATACTACATTTGACGAGATTATTGAGATGAATGTAGAGAAACTTCAAGCACGTTATCCTGGTGGGTCATTTGATGTTCATAAATCAGAAAATAGGAAAGTTGGAGATCTGTAATTAGAATGCAAAAGTATCTGGTTATTGATAATTTTTTGAGAGATCCTTTAGATATTAGAAATAAAGGACTTAAAATACCTGTTTATAATAAAGATACTCATCCTTATACAGAAAGCTTGGGTAGTTTTCCTGGATATAGATCTAAGTATATTCATGAGTATGACAAATCATTATATTCTGAATTGAGTACTAAAATAATAAATGCCATTCAGATATTAACTAATTTTTCTGTTAATACTAAGGATTATAATACCCATTATGCCTATCAATATACTGGTAATAATGTGAAACCCTCTATTCATACTGATACTGGTAAGGAGGGATATGAATATGTTTTTGGTGGAATAATTTACTTGAATCCTAATCCTCCAAGGAATTCTGGGACAATGTTATTATTGGATGGTAAAAGGGAAGTCATTGATAATAAATTTAATAGACTTCTTTTGTATCGTGGTGATGAAATAGAGCATTCTTTGGTCAGAAGTTTTGGAAGAAATAGATTTAATTGTAGAATGATTATTAGCACTTTCACTGATATGGGACATGGATAATAAGTATCCTGTAGATATAGAAGCAGGTGATGCATTTGTAGAAAAGATTAAAAAGAAAGCACCTTCTATTGGTGGGTTTAATGGTGCTTTTAAGATTCCTGATATTGAGGATTATGACGAACCCGTTTTAGTATCTGGTGCTGATGGAGTAGGTACTAAGATTAATATATGTCAGGTGGCGAATGATTGGTCAACCATAGGGATTGACCTTGTTGCAATGTGTGTTAATGATGTAATCTGTTCGGGTGCTAAACCATTATATTTCTTAGATTATATTTCTACTCCAAAGATTGATGATAAACTCGATCAAATAATGGAGGGTATTGTTAAGGGATGTGAGATAGCAGAGATGGAACTGTTAGGTGGTGAGACTGCTGAACATCCAAGAGCAAAGGATATTGATCTCGCAGGATTTTGTACGGGAGTAGTAGAAGATTATAATCACATTACTGGGGTGGGTATTAAACCAGGTGATAAAATTATTGGTATAGAGAGTAGTGGATTGCATAGTAATGGATATAGTATGATTAATGATATGTTGTGGAGGCACAAGATCTTTTATAAAGATATGCCAGAACTTCTTACACCAACTACAATCTATGCACCTGTTGTAAAAGAATTGATAGAAGAGATGGGTTGTATCTTTGGTATGGCACATATTACTGGAGGTGGTATACCAGGAAATATTTCGCGTTGTATGCCAGAAGGAATAACTGCACATATTGATTATAATTCTTGGACATTGCCCAAGATTTTTAGTACGATTATGTGTGCTGGTGAAATAGCAGAGGAGGAAATGAAGAAGGTATTTAATTTAGGAATAGGATTTTGTGTGGTAGTTCCTGAATGGGCAGAGGAAGATGCTATAAAAACTATTAGTCCTTATCACCAGTGTTGGACTATTGGTGAGACTAAATAAAAGAAAAGTGTTTTGAGCAATGGAATCCAAAGATCTTAGAGAATTGTCTGAGTTATATCTCAAGACGGTATATGAGGCAAAGGACGAATCTCCTGAGAAAGAAGAGGAGAAAGAGAAGGAAGATGATGATCTTTTTGGATCTCCTAATAAAAAGAATGGTAAGAAGAAGGCAAAGCGCTGGTGGGATGATGATGGTGATGGAAAAGGATATGAGAAAGGTGAGGTTAAGAAAGAAGAGTATGAAGTAACTGCTGCTGATAAGAAAGGTAATACTCCTGCATGGCAAGGGTATAAAGCAGGTAAGAAGAATGTAAAGACTGGCAAACCTCTTTACAAGGCTGCTGCTCATCTTAATAAGGAGCAGAATGAATTAGCAACTAAGGAGATTAAAGATCTTCAGAAGGGTGCTAATACTCTTAAAGGTAAGAACATTAAGAAAGCAGATAAACTTGCTGATGAAGTGATTCATGCCAAGAGAGCTCTCCAAGAGAAGCAAAAAGACACTCCTGATCAGGTCAAAGCAGTCATTGCTTATGATAAGGCAAGAAAAGGGACTGATGATGCTACCTATGATAGTGAGCACGGTGACAAGAAGCAGGCCAAGAAAGAACGTGACTATGCTAAGTGGCAACGTGATCAAGGAGCAGAGTTTGCTCAGAAGTCAGGTCATCCTTGGGAACATGCTAAGGGATCTACTAGAGAGAAAGAAGGTAAGAAGAGTGAAAAACATGCTCATGTAAAGGATTCATTTGAACCCTCTGAGAATATTACTAGGTTAGCTGAGTCTGGTCGTTTTTCTATGGATGAATTATGGAAAATTGTTGAGGTAGAAGAAGGTTATCAGCGTAACCCTGAAGCAGGTGAAAGGAAGGAACGTGAGGCAAATAGAAAGTATGAAAAAGTGAGAGGAGAGAGAACTCCTATGCCACCAAGAGGTAATAAGCGTAGAGAAGACTTTGAGAAGTGGTACGCTGCTAACGTGAGATGAAGTCCTTTGGTCAACTTTCCGAAGACCTAGAAACCCGTCGTCAACAACTTAAACAAAGACAACAGCAACAAGTTGGTGGGTTTAAGGAGAAGGGTGCCCAGGTAAGTCAAGCAGCATCTGAGAGAGTTGCTGCTCAACGTGAAAGAGCCAAGGAAGCTGCTGAAAGAGCAACAGCAGCAAGAGATGCTATAAAGCAAAGAAGACAAGCAGCACAGGATGCCAGAGCAGAAGCTGAGGCAAGGAAGAAAGAACGTGAAGATATCTCTAAGGAAATAGCAGCTTCGCGTGAAGAGAAGAATGCTGAGAGAGAACAGCAGAAATCAACAAATGATCAGAAGAGAATGTCTAAGGAAAGAGCCCAAGAGAAGCGGAGGGAAGCTGCTCAAAAGGCAATGAGGGAGGCATGATAGATGGGTGCTTTAAGTTTTCCTGCATTAAAGGATAGACCTGGTAGAATTGATACTTTTATCACTAAGTTTAGTGATGGTGATGAATTTGTCTTTACAGATGGTACTGCTCAAGTTTTAAGTGGTGTAAGAATAGGAGGTGGTAGAGGAACTGATTATACTCCAGCACAATCTACAACTTTGAAAACAGTAATGGAGGGTGCTCCTCGGACTGGATTTACTATAAGAGTATTGGTAAGGGGACAACCTAAAGCAATTAGTGCATTAGAGAAAACTCATGAGTTTGGGGGACAATCTGCAGCAACTACTAATAGAAATGTAACATTTGGTGGTAAAAAGACAGAAGTTTTAAGTGAAGTTGGATTTTGTTTTTATTATGCCATGCGAGCGAATGGTCATTTAAGTGCTAGAAGTGGATATTCTCCGCAGGTATGGAGAACTGTTTCTAATACACGACAATTTGAAACTTTATGTAGCAATTATAATGGAGTAAGTGGTATGCTCACATATTTGTTTAATGATAGTACTAATATTAATAATCATATTCAGGATATGTTTCTCTTTCTAACTCAAGAAGGATGGGATGATGTATTAAGAAGACAAACAACAAAATTTCAGGGTAAGTATCATATAGGAAGTTCATATTATCTTACTCGTGGTGATGGAATGCCTGACTCTTTTAATCCTTATGTTTTCTATAGGACTATTAGAGGAGCAATGAAGAATAAATTTAATTTGGGTACGATGCCTGTTGGTGAAGATAAATGGAATCCTGCTGATGTATGGGCATTTAATGATACTGGAATAAGGGCATTAAGTAATGTTAATAGAAGAGCTCAAAGATTGGTATCTATGCAGGATGATCAATATACTGTTGGTTTGATGAACTTAGCGAATAGACGATTAAAAGAATGGTATACTAAAAAAGTAATTATTCCAATTTCACTTAAAAAATCTGGTAGTAGTGTTCATATAAAAGAAATTAATATGGGAACTTCTGATGTAGAACAGTTTGTTCAGTATCGGGACGTTTTATTATCTTCTAGTAATCAAGATGTACAACTTAATTTTGATGTTGTAACTGTTCGTAAGGGAACTAATCAAAGAGTTGGTACTCCAATGGAATTGAGAATGAAAATGAAAACTGGTTCGGGTGGATATAGATTAGAAATAGAAGAAAGACGTTCTGGTGCTACTGCAAGACATGGTTCTGTTGGAGTGGGATTGCAGCAGTTTATTATTTACGGAACTGCTAGAGGAGGAATCCAAAAATTACAGCAAATTAGGAATGAAAAAGAATTTGATAATATAAGAAATAATTTTCCTACAGGTGGACAAAACTGGATGGGTATATTAAATTATAGGGGTATTGATACTCCACAAATATTGCTTCCATATGTAAATAGGTTAATGCAAGAAATTAATACTAATAATATTCGTGATCAAAGATTAACTGAAAGAATTAGTGAAATGCCAGAAGGACCTATTAATAAGGCAGGAGCTGGAGAATTGGCAGTTGCTATTGATAAAATACCGAATAACACTGCTAGAGATATAACGGTTGAGAATTTATATCATGCAGCAGGATCTGTAGGTGTTAAAGCTGGCGTTACTCAGAATCAATTAAGAGCACGACAAACTTCATTGGGTTTATCTGAGGATGATTTAATATCAGTATCGGGTAATGCAGAGGCAGCTTTGACTGTATTTCATGGCGGACCTCATATTAAGATAATGTAAGACGCTAAATATAGGTATGAAGAATCTTTTACAATTTCTAACAGAGGCCGGGACTTCGCGAGCATCAGAGCAAGCGAA